TTTCGAATACTGTTGGTGTATCGGCGCATTGGTATCTCATATCCGCATAATAAAACGCAGACGCCGAATCACTTGAACAAGTTGCCGACAATCTCACCTGAATGCAATCGAAGCTATTCGCCAAATCCATCTGCCCGGGTTGTACCTCGAAGATCACCATCTTATCTCCAGTAGATGTATTGAAACTAAATTGCGTCGATGCAGTTTGTTTCGTCAGGGTTTCGTCAGAACTGCATCCATTAGATGCCCAAATCGGCAATACATTTGAAAAAACCTTCGCCCCCGTACCGGCGATTGCCGTCGCCTGATAAGGTGTTACTGTCATAACACCGGTGGACTGAAGGCCAAAATGAACAACGATATAAGCCCTATTGGTATTTTTCAGGGAAATGTATGTCCCATTTCTCGCAGTACCCATATCAACAGGCCCAATTGCGTCTATAAGCCTCATTTCTTCCCATGGATGACTCATAAATATTTTCTCCTCCTTGTTTATATAATAAAAAAGCCATCCCGGATTGAAGATGGCTTTGTGTATTCAACTTCAAATTTAATGATGATAAACTATATTACTGGTCAATTTCTTCTCTGAGAACCAAAAATTCCCCGTCAAAAGTTACAATATAATGATCTGGATGATTTTCTATTCCATCCCCTAAGTCTTGTTTGCTAATATAAACATAAGGATCCCTAATGATATCAATCTTTTTCGATTTCAAAAATTTTCTTAATTTCTCCAAATCAACTTTGTCCGTCATTGATTCACCGCCAGAGGGAGAAGGGGAATAAAAGGATAAATGAGTTTTGCTCCCTTGCTCAAATTCTCCTTCGCTGGTAAAAGTCTTAAATTACTCAATGCCCAACATTGTTTGAAGGCAAGATCGTTGGGAATTGTAAATTTAAAAGCGACAATCGGGATTATATGATCGATCTGCAAATCTGTTTTATTATTAATAAAATTCTCCCATTTGTAATTATTGGGTATAGTATTTTTTAATCTTTTAATTAATTCATCAATATTATAACCAACTAATTGTTCCCATTTTCTTCCATTTTTCCCTGGCGAATGGTTTATTAATGAGTCTCTAATCAATGCCGAAATTCTCTTTTTCATAACATATCTATAATCTAATCGACGCTTTGCGTCACTTCTTTTTTGTTTTTCTTTAAATCCCCCTCGCCAGTGTTCTGTATTCCATATTTTGAAACCACTATATTTTCCACATCCACAAGTTTTTGTTTCGCCATTTCTCAAATATTGTCCGTAAATTTCTTTCATTTTTCCGCAATCACATCTACATAAATAATAAATTCTTTTTATTTTTCGATTACTAATATTATAATCTTTTTGAATTTCTTTCAAAACAATTAATTTATCAAATCTTAAACCAATAAGATTTTTCTTGCGTAGATTTGAAGTTATTTCTTTTTTAAAACATCCACAACTTTTTGTATGTCCTGTTAATAAATCATGGGTAGAACATTTATGCAAATTCCCGCAAATACATTTACATAGCCAAATCATTCTTCCATATTTATTTTTTCCAATTGGATTTACAACTTTTAATCGACCAAAACTTTGATTAATTAGATTTTTTCTATTATATGCTGGTTTATTCATAAAAAGATGTTAGAGGGCAAGCTATTTATTAACTTACCCTCTAACTATATTATCAACATTTGCTAAAAAAGTCAACTCTTTTTTTAGCTCAATACAATAAAACTGGAGACGGAATTGCTTCCCTTGAAAGGAGTGATAGCACTCGAAAGAATCGGTTGACCATCACACCGATATACAAAACGATAACAACTCTCATCTGTCACAAAAGCGACATGAATCGAAACATCACTTTTCAGTCCGCCTTTATCAATAAAAATATAATCGTCGAAATCGGCTAAAATAATATCCCCGGAAGTTCCCATGGTTTGAGCCTGTTCCACAACAACTACTGGACGTCCCATAATACTTCCGTAAGGGGCACCACTCAATCCACCAGGAGGCATATAGGTCTGATTGACTCCAACACCGCCAGTTGCAGTTCCGCCGAGATTCATCTGATAAAGTTCCGGTAGAACATCCTGGTTAACAAACCAATATCCCCTTGTCATTGAATCCGGGAATAATCGTGACCACATATTAATTATGTCTTGGGAATAGACGTGGGATGCTGTATTTCTTGTAACGGTAACTTTGCATCCAGAGTTTAAAATTCCCAATGGCTGCCCAACTCCAGTGCCATTTAGGAGCACGTCGTCCAGAGTGAATGCGAATTCTCTTTCAAAACCCCTGCGGACAATTGATTCTAATGCTGCTGAATCCTGCAAAAGTTCATCTGTCGCATACACAAGTCCGATGACCTTTTTAAGTGACAATTCCATTTGTCTAAATTTTGGCGCACTCGCAGTTTTCGTTCCAGCTTCTGCGGCCCAATAAACTCTGACGCCCCCCATTCTGCTTCCGGTCACTCTCGATGTTTCTGCCACGGCATTCAATTTGATTCCATTCGCATTTCCACTAATAGGAATCCTATTGACCTTGGAAATAATCTTTCCAGTTTCAAAAACATGTTCAAGTAATTCTGTCCGGAAATCCTGCTGGACCAGAAACCCTCCGTCTGAAGGAATTCCCTCACTCATTCCCGTAGCCGCTCTAATGGTATAATCTCCGGGTGTGGATGTTCGAAGACGATAATCCATTTGGCCTGTTCTGGAATAAATTGCTACGGCCTGAAGTTGTTCGCCTAAAGTTTTAAATCTGCGATTATCTTCCTGTCCCCTTTTAACATCTGGGCGAACGGCTGGTCTTTGTGGTTGTCTTACAGATTCAAGAGTTGTATTCATTCGTTCCTGTGCTAAAGCAGATTCCCTTGAAACCTCAAGACCATCAATTTCATCTGATAATGTATTGGATTTTTCAATTTCTTTATCAGTGAATTCTCTCTGTTCTTTGTCAATCATCTCTTTTAGAGATGCTAATTCTTTAACTTTATTTTGAATCTGTTCTAATATTTCCTCACTGCGTATCATTTTATTTAATCCTCCGTTTATTTGAGATATTTTGTGTACCTCGCCCATCTGACCGGATCGATCAGGGGCCTGTCAGGTTTCGGCACAACGAAGGACGGTTTTGCCTTGTTATCCTCACCTTCCTTTCCCGTGGGTTTATCCACGAGAATTACTGTTGGATTTGGTTCTGTTGCACTATAAATCTTCTCTGATATTCCATAACGATAAGCGGTCTCCTTGACTTTCACCTTCTCGTTCGCGCGAATGATATTGGCTATGGTCTTCTGAGTTCCATCCTTCATATCGTCCAAGATAAGGGTCGTTTCGCCCCATCTACTTCTGATATGAAGCTCAGTTGCAGGATATGCGGGATACGTGACCGGACTAATATCGAAGAGTTTGACCTTCTTCAAAGTCCTAACTTTTCTCCCATCGTCATCCTCATCCCACTCGTCATCAAGAATTATGAATCCGAAACTATTCTGGGTAATGTCACCCCGTTTGATACTTACAAGTAGATCTTTGGCCCACTGAGTATCAGGGGGAGTTCCCTCAAAATAGAGTCCCTTCTGGTCTTCCCTTAAGGTCAATGTCCCAGCCTTATTTCTGCCAAGAACGAAATTGGGATCATGGTTCCAGAGCATTCTGATATCGTCCTTTACAATGGATTTCTCGAATGCACCCTTTGCCACTTTCTCCCTGAATCCCCACATCTCCTCCGATAATGAATCGAAGACGGCGGCGTATCCCACAAGTTTGGGTTCCTTTTGATCGTCAACTCTTATCTCGCTGGATGGATAGAAACGTCGTTCGATCTTTGACTCATTCTGTGAATCCTTATGTTTCTTTACCCATGTTTTTGCTTTTTCTTCATCCCATCCTTTATCTTTTTTGAACATATAATTTTGAACAACCATGCTTCCATCGGGATCACTTTTCAGTTTTCCCATGACAGAAGAAATGCCTTCATCCTCGGATATCGTCACGGTTCTAAAAGAACTGTCCACAAAGTCGTCAGGATCACGGACTCTTATTCTTATGTAATCGCCTTCTGTATCAACTGGCATTTTATTTCCTCCTACTTCTTTCCTTTCTTCTTTCCCTTACCTTTTTCCTTGCACGGCATAAAAACCTCCAATAAAAAAGCCCGAATGGTTTCCCAAACGGGCTTTAGTATTTTAAACACTAAAAGTTAGTAAAAATTATGATGTGCTAAAGAAGTTCCCGAAAAATTCCGCCGCCTGGTCCGGTCTCTTGTCCGCCCACATATCGAGGCAATCATCAATCGCCCCGCCATTTGTCCGAATAGAAGCGTCAGATGTCGCCGAGAAGACGTAGACTCCCGCCCATCCTGAAATTTCGTTCTTCGATTCTTTGATATGATTATCAATATAGGCCGTCATACAATTGGTTGCACACGTCGAATTGACCATTTCTCCATAGGAAATCAATGACGGATGCAATGTTGCACTCATAAATTCCGGCAATTCCCCATAGAAGTCCCCCATATAGGACTCAAAGCCATTGATATCCTGCCGCTTGAGTCCTCTTCGAATGGCAATGGACTCCCGCCTGACGATCCTTGCAACGTTATCTTCCCATATCCGCTTGAACCCCCCATGGAGTTTGTCGGTCTCGATCTTGACTTCGGCCTTCGGGGGATCTCTGTATCGTTGTGGTTCAATCACAACCGGTTCTGGCTCCTGATTCTTTTTCTCTGTCAATGTCTCAGATGGACCAATATCTTGA